TCTATACCTTCGCCTCGTTAGGGAAGCGAACGTCTGCAATGATTGCCAGTTCTGATTGTTCTTGTTGTATTTTCTTGATGCAAGCATTGACCCAGATAGGTTCGTACATTTTACGCATAACGTCTGTGCCAAAATACTGCATGAACTCACGGGCGGTCATTGGACCTTCCCCTAATTTAATATTAAATTCTTCTGGATTCTGAGTATACCCAGCAGCAACGCCACCTTGCCTCATTGACCATTCATGTGGAGTCATCACTCCCGGCATGTTTTCCCACAGCAAATGTTCCTGCGGCTGGTTCTTTTGCTCGTCTGTTCCAAAACAACACTCAAATGGAATATCAAACAACTTGATACAAATCCATTTAAGATGGTCTGCAAAACTGTAGACTTTTACATAGGGCCACATATTGTGTTCAGCCCACTCTGTGAACTGTTCATCTTGGCGTGTAACATCAAACTCGCCCCATCCTTCTTCTCCGTTAGAGTTTTCTGTGAGGATCATTAGCTCTCCATTAGCCCCAATATTCCAGTCTTTGACCAATCCTCTTTCTCTTATGCTTAATCCATGAATAATATTTGCTATTGTGCTTTTGCCAGTTTGCTTACGACCCGAAATTCCCACTATCATAATAATATCCTTTTAGATTGTTTTTTAAATATGTTTGCATTTTTTCTTTAGACATACTTCCTAAATCCTTAGATTCCATACGTGGAAAAACTAATTTAAAAAGTTTTCCTAAAGACCTTTTTATTTTTATCTTTGACTCTCTACCGACTTGATCATTGTCTGTAAGTATTATTAATGTTGTTACCCCGCTTTTTAGCAATAAGGTTTTTTGTCTTTCAGATATATCCTTACCAAATAATCCAACCGCATTTTTTACACCACACTCCCATAGTTTCCAAACGTCACCCTGTCCTTCGACTAGAAATAGGCACTGGTTTGATAAAGTCGATTTGGTAGCCTCATCGTAATTGTATAGATAGTCCGTTTTCCTTATGCCGCTTGAGAATAAGTATTTCGGTTCTAGCCAGACTTTTGTTGATCTAGCTATATATCCTATTTCCAAACCGCCAAATCGTATAGGTATAATTGCCCTATATCTCATTGCAGATTTTTTATCAGCACAATCTTCCACGCCAAAATGAAGCAAGGTTTGCGGGGCGAACCCTCTGCTTTCAAAGTACGGAGACTTGCCTAAAGTTTTTACTGGAGAAATATTGGGCTGAAGTCCTGTTTCAACTGGTTTCTTTTTTAATGCTTTTACCAGACTCGAAAACGGATCTTCTTCTCGTTTGGTGCTTTGTTTAAAATCAGCCTTAGCCCCATTCACATTGTATAAAGAACAAACGTATTTTAAAGCTTTTGAAAAAGAGTCTGTTTGGAGCAAACCCTTTACAAACCCAAATATATCTGTATTATAGTGTTCGTGACATCCACGAGTCCAGCATCTCCAAGCCTTTTTAGTTAGAGAAATAGATAGACCTTGTGGATTGTCACTTCCTTCGTGAATAGGACACTTCATAAATATATTATCTGCAACTTGCTCATATTCCAAGTCAAAACTATCCAGAAGTTTTTCAATATCTTCAAAAATAATTTCTTTTACTTTGTTTAAATCTAAAGTCTTTTGCATAGCTTAAATCTCAGAGGGAAACTTCATCCATTCAGAGTACGCAAAGCGTATATCCGAATCTACACGTTGTACTGTTAATACTCTATACATTAAAACTTTCACACCATTTTCTTTTTCCTCTTTCTTAAACTCGACGCATGGATAACTCTCTAACATCTTAATCCTCATCTATATCGAACGGAATTTCTGCGCCCGGAATTACGTCACCATCGGGACATGCAAGCACTTGATCCCTAGTTCTAAGTTCTGTAAGTTTTGCGTGTTGACCTGACATTTGAAAGTTTATGTAGTTTCCATCGGATAATCCTACTCCATGCCTAGCTTTATTGTTTACTACTTTGTGAGAGCCGTTTTGTGGCCCATCCTCTGCGATTTCCTCTGCCGACTTTTCTTTAAAGTAGGATAGTGAGGTACACAACCAAACAATCCTGTCAGAGCCGCTAACAGAGCCAGTATCTTCTCTTGTGATACCGTCACGGTTAAGCTGAACAAATGATAGGCAAGCAAAATCATATTTAACAGATAGATTGTGTAGTTCTGTAATCTGAAACCCAAGAGCTTGATATTCTTGGATGTGACCCTTGGAGATTCCAGCAGAATTCATCAGTTTTAGGTAGTCGTAAACAACCAAGCAGTCATTGGTTCTACCGTTTTCGTCTTGGCCTACATCGCGAAGAATCCAACGCTTGATAATATTTAGAATAGTCTCAAAGGGTTGACCAGCAACACTCACATAAGTATAAGGAATGTTTCTGATTTCTTCTGCCGCCCTTTTGACGGCGATTGTCTTTTCTTCATCGTTCGCGAATTGACCTGTAGCAATTTCATTAATGGGAACGCCACTGATGTGGGCTAGGATTCTATTGAGGTGATCCTCTTTACTCATCTCAGTGTCTAGCATTATCGTAGGAATACCTCGACGGGCATTATGCAAAGCTACGTTATCTCCGAAAACAGACTTACCCACTCCCGGTCGGGCGGCGATAAGATCAATACACTTACGGCGTAAGCCACCGCCAATAATAGCGTCATAGTTTGCAAACCCGCTGGACAATCCTATTTGGTCGCATTTGTTTTCGATGAGGAAGTTGATGTATTCATCAAGATTGTCACCAAGCATCTCGGTTTTGGTTCCCTGCTCATCCTCTCGCAAGAAGTCCATCAGCGGCATTTCTACCATAGAGATGATTTCATCAACCGTTTCGTCGCCATTTATTTTAGATATGTCAAGGTCTATCTTTTTCGCTATCTTCTTGGCGTTGCGAGCGAATTCAAACTTGGCGATTTGTGAAGCAAAAAACGGGACGTTATCCTTGTTAACAGGATAGTCCATTAAGTTTGTAATATACTCCAGTTGGCTAGAAGTTTGAATAGATTCAGATAATTTTAATTGCTCTGCCGCAGAAAGCAAAGCAGGAATATCAATAGAAGCATTGGACTCCAAAACCTTTTCAACACATTTGTATATAACTTGATTGTGACCGTGAGCAAAGCTCTCGGGCTGAATAAAGTCATTTATTTCAACATAAGACTCAAAACCATAAGCGAACAAACCTGCTAACACAGCTCGTTCTGCTCCAATATCTGATAACTCTAGATTCATTTTTATCTACCTGTACAACGATTACACCTAATAAACTCACCGCAAACTAAACTTGAATTCATAGAAAACGATTTTCCACAAACATGACACTCAACATTTTTCTTAGAAGTTGGCTTCCTTCTTCTTGGGGTTTTGTTTTCATATTTACTTGGGTCAAAATCTGGATCTCTTTCAAACCCTTCATCTGAAAACTTATTTTGCTTGGCTCTCACCGGAATCTTCCTTTTTTCTAAAGTGTTTTTTTCTCTAACCATTTTAAAATCTTCTGTTACATTCGACTTAGGTTTTGAGGAAACCGTTTCCTCCTGTTCTTGATCTTTTGACTTTCTCGATGGTAAGTCACGAGCTTTAATTTTTACTGGTGGTCTTTCAGACGCTTCCATAAGACCTTGCATAAGTTTCTGTTTCTGTTCGTCAGACAGCGAATTTACAAAATCATCAAAATTAATCATTTTCTTTTTCCTTTTTCCATTAAAATATCTGCCTTGCGGCGAACATTATAGTCTCTTTGTTGTAGGTGTTCAAGACGACCTTCTGCGGTCATTTTCCACTCGTTGACCTTGTAAGCAATATGGTTGTTTCTAATTATTTGCCCGACCTTTACTTCGTGCTTTTCGTACTTGCCCCATTCTCCATCCTCGATCTCTTGACCAATGATTTTTTGCAGTGAATCTTCACACCAGCGGATTACATTTTGGGTTTTAGCCCGTTCTGTTCCAATATGGTCTGCGTATTGCATCAGCATAAAGGCTTTGTCGAAACATTCTTGCTGCGTTAATTTATCTAATTCATTTTGATTCATAGTCTCTGGAATCATACACTCTGGATTTATCTTAGGGGAAGTTATATACTGCCCTAACACATAACCGTCGATTCCTTTAAGAAAATGCTCAAGTCGCTCTTTGGTGTTCAATTTTTTCTCTCCAATATTCTACGGACTCGTCCCAGCGTAGCTCTATTAATTTAATATCATTAATTCTGCACCACTCTTTTTTGTCTAAGTCTCGTTTTTTTGCTTGTGCAAACCCTGCCTTAGACTTGTGGAAAAACGGGGTGTATTTAAAATGTTGTTCGCCATGAACCTCAATACCTATTG